ACCTCTGACTTCCAATTTATCTTTTAGAGATTGATGACTATCACCAATTCTTACCAGATCCCCTGATGGAGTGCGAATACTAGTGGTTGTTCTCTCAGCAAAAGCAAACCCCGACACTAAACACAAAGCTAATAATAAATATTTCACATTTCACCCCTAAATTATTATTTTCACATCATAACTTTAGGGTGCTGCCTGATCAATCAGAAACCATTTCTTTCTTAAATGACTCAAAACCTTTCTTGTCAGACTGAGCTACACGTGCTGCAACGGCGTTATTAAAGATTCCCTGCTTATACAGCTTGTTTGCCGCTTTGACATAGCCCTGGAATGCGCCGTAGGTCATCTGCATGATTTCACTATGCTGATGGCCCATTGATACCAGAAACTGGAATGAATCAAACCAGGTGGAGTCATCTTTCTTTTTGATGCCGCGTTTTGGCTTTTCGTATTTAAAGTAAGCCTGGTTGATCAGAAGTACCGCTTTTAGCAACTCCTTAAAACTCTTCTCATCAGCAGCCAGTTCTACCAGTGATTCATTGTCCAGATCAGTAACACAGGCAATAGTCGAAATGACCTGTACACCATGAGCCTTGAATAGCCCTGTCAAAATTTCATCTGAATGATTCTGGTCTTTGATGAAGTTTTTCAAAACTTCAGCATGTTTTAACCATTGATCAAAGTCTTTCATCTGGATCTGGCGAACTTCGATGTCATTAACTTTAATACTTCGATTTGTTACTAGGAAAAAATCATTCATGATGGGTCTCTGAGATAAATTTTAGACATTAAAAAAGCACCCGAAGGTGCTTTTCTTTTAACTTTGATAAAGGCTGAATTCTATAAAGTCCAACTACCACCTTGTCCCATCTCATACACGATGAAAATTAAGGCTACTACCATTAGAATGACAACAATGATTTCTGTTTTTGTTAGCATTTTCGGTGCTCCACTTTTCATTATTCATATGATAAGCAAAGCAAACAATTTATAACATAAAGATTACAAAAAAATTATTGGATGTTACAAAGATTTAGAAGTTAGGGAAGTTTCTTTAGAGTGTAGCTACCTACTGAAGCATTCAAACATTTCGTTAAGCAACTCAACAAAAAGTTTCAACCGAAAAGCATTCTTACGCAAACCTAGAAACCTATAACTTTAGACCTGAATATCTTACATATCCCGACATAGCTGATACATCCGTGATTTAAATCATTCTCTACACTGAAATTAAGTCTTAGAAACGTAGAGGAAATTCAATTGAAAAAGTATTCGAAAATTCTAATCTTAGCTTTAATGGGATTTACTGGTACCGTAGCTATCGCAGCTGACTCGATTCCAATAGAAGCCACTGCCGCAGCTGAAGCACAACAGGTTGCTTTAGAGTATGGAAATGAAAAAGATCAAAAATCTGAATCATCTGGTGAATAAAAGAAAGCCCTTAATTAAAGGGCTTTTTAATTACTTCCAGCTTGGCGTACAACCATTCTTCCATGACAACTCAAATTGCTTTTGATCCGTCTGATTTTCTACAAGTACTATATCCTTTGAAAGCACAATAAAACGCTGGAAGGGAACATAATCACTATCTGCTTCTTTATAGCTTACCTCTCCACACTCTCCTATTTGATTGCGGAACTTTGCCGAATCAGGGTTGGGAATGAATTTTTTTGTAGCTTCTTTTGCAAATTCAAGCTGTTCCTTTTTGCTTGTTTCTAAATCAAGATGCTGACCATTAGATTCCTTGTGTCCACACCCAGCTAAAATCACAATAAAAAAGAATAAGCTTAAATTTTTCATAATATCCCCATGTATTAAGGGCGACACTTTACATTAATTTTCAATCTTATCTAAAGCCTAGGGAGAGTGGATTTGTAAAGTTATGTTTTACTATTTTAAGTCTTTTTAAAATTGACCCTATATAGCCAGGTGAAACTTCCACTTATCAAAAAACCGCCCCAAAGGCGGTTCTTAGCTTACTAACTTACTGACATACAAGATAAATAAAAGTAGAAATAATTATTACGGCTAGGATGGAGACAAATATTTCTATTTTAGTCATAGCAGATTCATTCTTAACGTGAACTGAATATCTTTTATATCCCCATCAGATGAAAATTAGAATAACAAAAGATTACATAATCTTTATTTTTTACTATTTATTAAGTTTCATCTTAAATGTTTTAAGACTTATTAATATAAGGCAGGCACAAAAAAAGACGCTAATGCGCCGTGGATTTCTTTGTGCCTGTATGGTTTATGGGTTTATGCAGCTACGCTAAAACGCTCAATATGACCAAATACACTTAGCTCTTCATCATTAGCTTTAGAGATATCTGCCAGTGCTTCACCTTCAATTGAATAAGATCAAACTCGGTATCTGGCGAAAATTCGACGCGCCATAAAGTTAAGATCACCTTATCGCCTGTAACAGTATCAATGCCTTTAAACAGCAAGCGATATTCATTACCTAGGTTAGTTGCAATTGTAGTACGTGTCTTAGCACCGGCTTTGGCAGAAAACTTAACTGAACCAACAATAGCTTCATTAAAAATGACTGTGCCGTAAACAGCATCCAGTACATATTTATCTGAAGTGATGGCAACATCCGAGCTGTCTTTAAAATCCACTTCACTTAAATTACGATGTCCTAAGTCAATCATGGCGCCAGCTTCTACAGCACCCAGAGTAATATCAGTCAGCTGAGTTTCAGGGATTTCGATTGATTTGCCACTTAGGACCATTGCTAAGTTTTGCTTTGTTACTTCTTCAAGCGTACCAGAGATAGCCACTGCAGTTTGTTTGCGTAGTACCGCATCCTTAGCACGAAGGCCGGTTTTGCTTTCATAGTGATCCGTTGATTCACTAGAAATAGCAATTTGCAATTCCGGTGTATTACCTACAGGCAATAATGCGGAAGGTACACTATTAACCATCTTCGCCAAATGAAGCTCGCCTTGAAGCGAGATTAAATCTGATTTAGCCATTACTTTTCATCCCCTGTAGTTTTCTTGGCTGGAGCAGCTTTAGGTTCAGGTAGTTCCTGAATTACACCATCTGCAAGTAATTTTTTGATTTGTGCATCACTCAGCCCACCGACCACATCGCCCTTTTGAAAGCGACCTACAGGCTGTAATGCTTTGTATTGTTTTGCCATGACTGGCTCCTAAATGAATTTTTGTGATTCAAAAATAATCGTGATGTATGCAAAGCCTGGACTATACCCATCCCGAACCGAAATCATTTCTAGTGCCGTTCGTGATGCCTGAGGCTGCCAGCCGGAAAGCAATTGAATTACCTTCTCGGTTAACAACCCAGCTTCATCACTCACCACTCGCCCATCGGTCATTTGAGATTGAGCATTACGGCATGCAACTGTAACTGCCCATTGCTGACCGATCTGATTGATACTTCCACGACCTGCACTGGCTTTCTTGTCAATGCGGACAAAATTGACATGCGCAGACGGCGTGACTTGTGACATCTCGGTGACCTTAACCGAATTCAACGGCGTGTAGATCTGCTTGAATTCTGGAATTTCCTTCAGCTTATTTGCGATTTCATCACGTACCGCGAAGAAGGTGCTCATCTATAAAACTCCCGACAATGTCTAAAACCATGACTTCATCTTCAGCATCAATACCAAGCTGAGTCCGAGGTGGACTAATGGATTGCTTAACCTTTCGATACTGGCCACCAACTGCGAATGTAATGTATTGGCCATTCTTGGGTAGGATTGTTGCGCCGTAATGCAGATGGGGTGCATACGCAACATCTGTACCCACCTCCACACCATTTGAAAGAACATTGTGTGTGTAGGAATTCATCAGGCGGCCAGTATCTCGAAGCGTTTCACCACCCTGCATACGTGCACGCCATGAAATCTTCCACGGGTTCCCATCTACATCAGTACCCGTTAAGAATCGATGCTGCACACTATCCACAAGTCCAGCACCAATCTCATCAAACAGCTGGTTCTTTAATGATTCAAAGTTACCTAATTGATTAAGTATTGCTTCAATCGGTGAACTATCTGCCTGAATGGTTATTGCAAAAGCCATAAACACCTCACTTCATGCTGGGCATTTGATCCAGGATAGAATCTCCAAATACACCACCGGTATAAGAAGTACCGACTGGCGCCGTTGAAGGTCGTCCTTTGGGTTGGTCATCCACGATCTGGTTTGTTTCAGGTAACTGAATCTGCAAATGTGCTTTGTTATCAGCCACACGCTTTAAGAATGCAATTGCATCTTCATAGCGTTTTCGCACCTCATCGGTTGGCTGTTCAAAATGAAGGCGGTAGCGTGCAATATCACACGCCATACGCTTTAAATTACTCGGCACATTGGGAAGCGGCAAAGGATAACGGCCGCCGATGTGACCGTTGATTTCCTCTGTTGCATCCTGGATTGCATCATTAATTGCTTGAGAACCTTTTGCTGCATCTTCATACATCAATTTCAGGTTCTCAATTGAAGCCCCAAATCGTGCGACCAAATCTGCTTCAGTCGCATACATAGATCACCTACTTGGTTTCGTCAGTCGCTTTAGAGTCTGCTTTAGGTTTTGCAGCAGACTTTGCCTTTTCAAGTTCAGCCACTTTAGCTTTTAGCTCGGCAACTTCTTGATCAACCTTAGCCTTGTCGGCAACTACTGCCTGATTGGCTTCAGTTAAGGTTTTATTTGCTGCTGTTAGTTCAGCATTGGCCTTTTCAAGTTCAGCCAGACGAGCAGCGGTATTGCCTGCTTCTGGCTCTTCAGGCTCTTGATATTCTTCAATAGCCCCAGATGCTAAAAGGGCCTGAAGTTGTTTAGCTTCAAGCCCTTTGATTTCATCACCTGGCATAAAATGCCCGATGGATTGTTTTGCTGTGTACTTCGGCATGTCTTGCTCCTTATAGAGTGATAAAGCCAGTACCACCAACGACACCGTTCTTATTAGACGGCACAACCAGTGGAGCAGATTCGGTCATCAGCATGATGCCGCTTGGATCTTCACAGTACCATTGACGGTCAAAGTACTGCTGAGCAACGCCGTTGGCCAGCATGTTCTTGATCTTACAGTGAGCTACCGAACCATTGGTATCAGAGATTAGTGAGAAGTAATCTTTAGGAATAAAGCGCTTCACTTGACCTTTGTTACGGTAAGTTGCGTCATATACCCAGAATTCGATTCCATCAAAGGTTCCTTTGAAGGTTGCTGATTCTTTTACACCAAAGCTTGGATTCACTGGAACAGAAATACCCGCATATGGCGTGATGAATTCTTTTTTGAATTCTTCATTGTTCCAGAGAGCCGCCCAAACCAAGCCAGACATAACAGACAGCTTAGCTTCACCACCATCAGCAGCCAATTGACGTTCAAGCATGGTGCGAATATCCGTTACTGGCTTGGCACCCGCTTCATTCCATTTGACCAACGGCGTATATGTCAAAGACGCATCACGACGGTAATCCACCAGGTTGAGCTCATAATCATCTGAGTGAAGCGTGTATTTACCATTTTTCAGTAAATCGATAGCCATCATCATGACTGAGTTATCAATCGCATCATGGTTGCGCTTCATCACTGAGATTTGAGCAATGATCATTTGCTCTTGCTCAGATAGTCGCTGGTTACCAGTTGAGATGATACCTGCAGTACGTAAACGCTCAAGCAAGGCAATTTCAAAAGTTTCTGCCGGAGTGACCTGATTCTTTGGCTTGTAGTAAGCCGGTTTAACGTGGCGTACTTCACCAGATTGAGCAGTATCAAATGGCTTGCCAGGCTGTTGCGGAGATACCAACGGCGCCAGATCATGTTCAGCTGAAAGCTCAGCCAGAGGCACATCATCACGTGTGAATAACGGGCGGTTTGGGAAAAGCTTATCTAAAAGCCATGTGTCCATTGGACGGTAATTCGAGTGGATCAGTGCAAGCTCACCCACATCAAGAAGTTCAAGTGGAGCACCTTCAATATTAAAAGACTGTGGCATGTTGTTTACACCTTAGAAAGTTCGATTTTGTTTTTAGTTGCCTGTGCACGCGCTGCATCATATTCTTCAGCAGCAAGCAAAGTCCCATTAAGCGATACAGCTTCAATACTGAAAACCCCGCCGTAGTAGACCGGAATTTCAATTCCATCAGCGGCCTTGATTGTGGCTTCTGCAGCCGTAACGTCTTGGCCACAAATCACATCCCATGTTTTTTCATCAGTAGCGTGTGTGAGTACATTCGCATCTGAAAGTGTAAGTAAGTCACCTTTTTTATAGGCTGTAGCGGTAGTTACTTTGGCATTGGCACGACGTAACTTTTCATTGTCTAGGACCAGCTTTTTAGACTGGACCGTAATTTTTGGAATAACCTGGCTCATGAATTATTTCCCCTTATTTTGTTCTGCGAATGCTTGTGCACCAGAAGTGAATTTGTGAGTATCAGTGTTAGTAGACTGGTTACCCTGCCCCGGATTGGCTTGATGAGTGAACAAGTGAGCAAATGCCGGATTTACACTTGGTGTTTGTTGTGTCTGTGGTGTAGTTGGCTGCTGGCTACCTGCAGAAAATTGGCGAAGCTATTTGGCAGTAAAGCTAAAAACTGAATCATCCATATTGGTATAAGCCGTTTTATCTTCCGCACTGAACTGTGTTTTCAGCTCAGTTTCTAAAGCTGCAATTTCATCAGCACGTTTTTGCGCTTTGAATTGCTTAAGTTCAGCCAGTGCTTCATCACGCTCACGCTCTGCCTGCTCTTTGGCCTGTTGTGCTTTTTCTAATTCGGTCACGTCTGTGTCCTCTTTGGTTGGGTTTGGATTGGCTTTGCCCGAGAAGGCTTTAATTGATGTGTTGCGATCAGCACCAGTGGAGCAGATCGTGAATTCACGAATACGGTTTTGACGGAAGATGGTGATTGGACCTTCAAACGACTGACCATTCACAGTGACCGTTTTGCCTTGTGAAACTTCCTCAATAGATCCAGGATCAATCATCATCGACATCTGGAAC